AATAAAAAAGAATTAGAGAGAATTGGAAGAAAATTAGGAATAGAATTAGATAGAAGATTAACAAAATTAAAATTAATCAATAAAATAAAGTTCAGAGCAAGGATGAATAGAAAATACAAATAATGGCAACGGTAATAAAAATAAAAAGATCAGAAACTCCAAGTCAAGTTCCAGGTGCAAGTGCTTTGCAACCAGGTGAATTGGCGATGAATTTAACTGATGGTAAGTTATATTCAAAAACTTCAGGTGGAGTTGTTAAAGAAGTTGGTGGTGCTGGTGCTGTAACTTTACAAGCAGTTACAACTGCTGGTGCTGTAACTGATAATGATATTACTTTGAACGGTGCAAATTTAGTTTTTGAAGGATATTTAGAAAACGCATATGAAACAACTTTAACCGTTGTTGAACCTACTGGTGATAGAACAATCTCTTTACCAGATTCAGATGGTCAAATTGCAATGGATGGAGACGCATTAGCGTATTCAATAGTTTTTGGTAGTTAATTATGGCAAGTACATTTAAAAATGCAGGGATAACGGTTCCAGTAGTAGATGATTCAACAGCAAATTTATTCACTGCTGGTGCAAGTGAAACAGCAGTAATCCACGCTGTATATGTTTCAAATAAAAGTTCAACTGCTAGTGCAACGGTAAATGTTAAAGTTACAACTGATGGAGGTTCAACTTTTTATCATATAGGTAAGAGTTTAGAAGTTCCACCAAACAATACATTAACACTAGACAAACCTGTAAATTTAGAAAACAACGATATTATACGAGTTGTTGCTGATCCATCTCCTGATTCAAGTTCGGTAGATGTTGAGGCATATGCTAGTATCTTGGCATTAACATAGGGAAAATATAAATATAGGGAAAAATGGCATATTTAGTTTCACATACAGCACCCGCTTCAACAAAACAAAAATCTTTCAATGGTTTAAGACGAACCAAAGAAGGTATGTTATATTTAACTTCAGTAAACCCTAACATAGGTTCAGAAACTATTGAAGTATCAAAATATTATGAAGACGGTAAATCAGATTTTGTCGCAAGAGCAGAAACAGATTATGTTGATGAAAGACTTGAAATGTATGATGTTAACTACTTTACAACAGATGGTTCGGCATATGAATTTACTATATCAGTTCCAGTATTAAATGAGTCAAGGATTGCAGTATTTTTAGATGGTGTTCAACAAGTACCATTTTCAGACTTTAGATTAGTTAATAATACCGTAGTAACTTTTACTCTAATACCAAAGACTGGATTGAGTATTGTTATAGGTACGGTTAAGAAAAGATACTATAATAATGATAGTGATAAATTTCAACAAATAAACTTTTCATCTAATCCTACTACAACTTTTCTTATAAATAGTAATAGTGGAGATTTAGTAAAAAGAAGTAATCAAGGTGTAGTAAGGTCGGCATTGGGAAGTGATGACTTTGATACTTTTGAAAGTACAACGGCAAGTGTTGGTACAACAACATACCAAAGTGCGGTTTAATAAAAATATAGAGAGAAAAAAATGGCAGATTTTAAACTAGGTAGACTTAAATTTAAATGGAGAGGTGATTGGGCAACTAGTACAGGTTATGTTATAGATGACATAATCAAATATGGTGGTAACACATATGTGTGTATTCAAAACCATACTTCACCATCAGGCGAAGGTTTATTTTATACAAGTCCAGGCACATATACAGATTATTGGCAATTACACGGCGAATCCTTTTACTATAAAGGTGCTTACGCCAATTCAACTTGGTACAAATTAAACGACCTAGTATCTTACGGTGGTAAACAATTTAGATGTACAACTGCTCATACATCTTCAAGTTTAGTATTAAATCAATCAAACTTTGAACAATATTCAGACGGTATCACTTTTAGAGGTGATTACGCTGCCGATACACAATATAGAATAAGTGATATTGTTAAATACGGTGGTAGACAATATAGAGTTACAACTGAACACACATCTGCTTCTGGTGGTGATTCAACAATAGATTTAGCAAACTTTACTTTATATAGTGAAGGTGTTGCATTTAGAGGCGATTGGGCAACTACAACATATTACAGATTAGATGATGTTGTTAAGTTTGGTTCATACCAATATAGATGTACAACTGCTCACACTTCAGGTGCTTCAGCAGATGACTTTGCTCAGGCAAACTTTTCAGTTTATTCAGAAGGATTACAATTTGAAGATTCATACAACGCAGGTACGGTTTACTCAAAAGGTGATGTCGTAACTCACGGTGGATATTCTTATGTTTATATTAATGATGAAGAAGAATCAGGACAAACTCCTGCCGATAATGCTTATTGGGATGTAATCACAACAGGTTTCAATGCTACTGGAGTTTATGTACACGGTACAGCATACAAAACTGGAGACACGGTTCAATACGGTGGTAACTCTTATGTTTGTATTTTAGATCACACTAACCAAAGACCTGCTGTAACTGCTGGTACGGTTAACTCAACATACTGGAAAGTTGTTGTAGAAGGATTTAAATGGCAAGGTACTTATGACTCTGCTACAACTTATGAAGTTGGTAGTGTAGTTAGATATTCTTCAAACTCATATGTTTGTTTAAAAGATCAACAAACAAATATTCAACCAGGTTCAGACGCAACGGTATGGAGTATTGTTGCTCAAGGTGATACTGCCGCTGTATTAACTACTCGTGGTGATATGATTACCCAAAATGATGGTGGTGTTGCAAGATTACCATTAGGACTTCCTGGATCATTCCTGACTAACGATGGAAATGATATTATGTGGAGTACGATCTCTGGTGGAAATGTTTTATGGGTTTCTCCAAGTGGAAAAAATACTAACCCAGGAACAGAATCAGCACCTTATCAGGATATTGCATACGCATTAAAAAAGGCAAAGGCAGACGCTATTAGAGGAATAGAAAATTTATCTGGTGGTACAGGTGGTACTGCTGGATCATATGAAAATGCTCGTGCAATAGCATATAAAGAATTTACGGTTTCAGGTGTACCATCTAGTACACAAATTGAAATCCAATTAGCAACATCTACTTTTGCTCACACATATGTTAGTGGTGGGGAAATTAGAAAATCAGATGACTCTACTTTAACGGTTTCAAATGCACCTTACAATAATAGTACAGGTGTTATTACAATCACAACAACAGGTGCTCACGGATTATCAGTAAGTGATACTATAAGATTAAGAGGTATGGATTACACTTGCTCACAAGGTAAGAAAACATATCCAGAAGTTGGTAGTGATTCATACTGGAGAGTTAATACTTCAGGTACGGTAAGTGTTGAAATTATTAATGGTGGTGCGAAACACAATGTTGGAGATAAATTAAGAATAGACGGATCAGAAATTGGAAGTGCTACGGTTCCTATAACAATGGATGTTAAGAGTGTTGCAGGAGATGTATTAAGAGTTAAAAACGGTACTTTCAAAGAAAAATTACCTTTAAGAGTACAAGAAGGTGTTTCAATAATTGGAGAATCTTTAAGAAATACTAAAGTTGCTCCAAAATCAGGTGTAGGTACTCAAATTAAAACGGTTTCAGTAACCAGAGCGGTTTCTGGTGCAACAAATGGTGAATACAAATATATTCACCCTAGTAAAATTGAAAAATCTTTTGTAGTTCAAAGTACACCAAGTGGAACTGAATTTACAATTAATCCAGGAACTTCAGATTTTGTACACACATATGTTAGTGGTGGTACGGTTACTACTGCTGGATATGGTGAATATAGAGTAACAGACGCTGCTTATAACAACACAACTGGTATAATTACGGTTACAACAGACGCTTCACACGGATTAGCAGTAAGTGATACTATTAAAATTTCAGGACTAAAATATAGTTGTGTTCAAGGAGAAAAAGTTTATCCAGAAGTTGGTCAAGGTGCTGTGTTTAGTGTTACTATTATTGGTAATGAGGCAAAAGAAATTATAACTTACCACGGTGGTTCAGGATTTAATGTTGGTGATGTAATCACATTAAAATCTGCTGATATTGGTAGTGGTGGAGATTTAGTTTTAACGGTTGAATCATTAGAAGATAATAACGCTACAAATATGTTCTTAACTAACGATAAGAATAATATTAGAAATATGACATTCTCAGGATCAACTGGTACAAAACGTGCTGGTGGATTATATCAAGTTACGGTACAAGATTCAGATTCATTTACGGTTCCTACATCAACTGCTGGAAGTATTCACAATTATGTAAGTGGCGGAAATATTATTAAAGAAGGTGCTGAAGGAACAAATATACCAGTTGCTAGTATGTCATATGCTCACGCTGCTGGGGAAATAACGGTCAATTCAAGTGGTGCTCACGGATTAACAACAGGTGATTATATAACTCTTGGAAGAGGTAAATTTAATATTACAGATGTAGGTGAAAGAAACTTACCAAAAGGTGTTAAAGAATTAGCAATTATGTCTTTAGACCCTAGTGGTAATATTAGGACTGCTTCACCATATATACAGAATTGTACATCAATAAACGCTGGTGCTTGTGGAGTACAAACAGACGGTAATCTCCACGCAAAAACTTATACTAACTCATATAAGTCAATGCTACTTAATGACTTTACACAAATTAACAATGATGGTATTGGTATTCACATCTTAGGAAAAGGTCGTGTTGAGGCAGTATCAGTATTCGTTTATTATGCAGAAAAAGCTATTTACGCTGAATCAGGCGGATTTATTAGAGGTCTAAACTGCTCTCACGCATATGGGGAAAAGGCGTGTGTATCTTCAGGTACAGACGAAGACGAAACTCCAGTAAATATTCAAACTAGAGGATTAATGTTAAAATGGGATGCAACTGGATTCCTTGGTGGTGCAACGGTTCAGGATATTGAAAATTGTATTACAACACAAGGGCAAGGTACTGCTGTTATCCAAGGGGATGTTTCAGGTGCGACTGCTAAAATATTCAGATTTAACAACTCTCTATTATACTTACACATAGAAAATATTAGTGGAAGTTTCCAAGACGGAGAAGTTTGTACAATTGAAAAAGAAGATTCATCAACATTCCAAATTACTTTGGCGTCAGGTTTTGGTTCACCTGCTCAACAAGGACAAAGAGGTCCTTTACTTGCAGTTAAATCAGGAACAACAACATTAAATGCTACAAACATTATTAAAAATGCTGCCAATGTTAAATTTGCAGGAGATGACAAATACTTTAGAGTTGGGTTAGTATCAGAAGAAGATACAACTACTGGAACTGCTATTGTTAGATTAACAGAAGATATTGGTGCTAGTAGAGCAAAAGACGATAGTATATCAACAGATATTTCTGAAGGATTCTCAAACATAAGATTAACAGGTCACGATTTCTTAAATATTGGTACTGGAGATGTAATAACTACAAATTATCCAGGAACACCTACACAAAATCCAGATCAATCAGATGAGATTAATGAAGAAGATGGTGGTCGTGTATATTGGGTATCAACCGACCAGGCAGGGGACTTTAGAGTTGGAGATTTATTTAAAA